TCCGTCGCACACTCAATGAGTTGCAGCGGTATTCTTCTTCTGGGAAGATTGATACAGGTATCCTTGGTGTCTCTAATGACATCAACATTACCAACCTCGTAGGATATATTCGTAAGAAAGAGTTTACCAACATGAAGAAGTGGGTGACTCAGAATATGGACAACGAGCCTGTTGCTATTATGAGAAAGATCTATGACAATCTCTACAACCACTTTGATCCCAAATCAATTCCTGAAGCAGTGCTGGTCATCTCTGAGTATCAGTACAAGTCTGCTTTTGTTGTTGACCAAGAGATCAACATGGTGGCATTCTTGACTGAGTTAATGATGAGGTGTGAAACCAAATGAATGTAAAACTAATGCGTATGCGGTCGGGCGAAGATGTAGTTGCCGACCTGATTGAAGAGAGTGACACTACTGTCACTGTTGCTAATCCTATTGTTGCTATCCCTAATGGACAAGGCACTCTGGGGTTTGCTCCGTGGGCACCTCTGCTTGCTGGTCGTAACACTCCAGTGACTGTGCCTAAAGACTACCTTGTGTATGGTCCTACTGACACACAGGAGGGAGTGGTTGAGCAATTCGAGCAAATGTTTGGTATTATTGAAACTCCTAGTAAGAAGTTGGTGCTATGAAAAAACCACGTCAGTTGAAGTCCAGAATGTATTACTACTTCTGGGGTGCTGCAACAGTTGCAGTTGTCCTGGGTCAAGTCTATGTTGGGACTGGTTATCGTCTTCTCCATGGCAGTATGCTAGAGCTCCTGGACAAGGTAGATGGTGTCCTTCTACATAAATCAGACAAGTATAATGGTATTCTATGAGACAAGATTATCTGCCACTAAACTTCTTTCCTATCCAGTGTTACGAGTTTCGTTGTAGTCAAATTCTTCTTGAGAATACTCTAAATCTTGTAAAGGATCTAAAGTATTCCTCGTATAACGAGCCTACTGGTGTTAAGACATCTCCTGATATCCATGACCGTGAAGTGTTTGCACCACTCATGTCATGGTTTCAGCAGTGTGTAGATACCATTCACTTTGATACAGGTCTTGACTGCGATCGTTTAGCAGTTAACAAAGCATGGGCAAATAGATCCCTGGCAAAGTCTAGACATCATCATGACGCTCACAGACATCCTATGTCTTACCTGAGTGGCATTTTTTACCTCACTGGTGGTGCTCCTACAATCTTTGTTGACCCTCTCTTTCAAAGAGAATGGGCATCTTTCCATCTAGATGGGACGATTGCTCAGGAGTTGCGGTATCATGGTGGTCCTGGTGGACTAATTGTGTTTCCTAGTTATATGATTCATGCTAGTCTGCCTAACCATGATGATGTTGATAGGTATTCTATTGCCTTCAACACCTTTCCTACTGGTAGCATTAACAGTGGTGGACATGGGCAACCTATGTCTAAGGTAAAAGTAGATGCATGGAAAGATCTTGGACCATTGAAACTTAGTGATTATGCAAGGGACTGAAGTACATTTGTTTCCTGTTGTATGCAGGACATATATACAACCTGATAAGACCCTCAATCAACGTGTGATTGAATCGATGGATGGATATCCATCTCAGCAATCAAACCTTCCTGAGGGTGTTATTACTTCACGTCCTGATCTACATAAGATTGAGAAAGGTCCTATCACTGAGTTGAGGCAATTCTTCTGGGACTGTTTGGCGGAGTATAGGTATGCCTATAAACTCTACTGTGATGCCCTAGAGATCTCCTCTATGTGGTTTAATCATGCACCTGCAGGAAGTGGGTTTGGACACCCCTTACATAGGCATCCAATGTCTTATCTGAGTGCTGTTTATTATCTCACCCCTGGTGCCCCTACATTCTTTGATGATCCTGTTACGCCTCGCACATATGACACACTAGATGTCTTCCAGCATGATAAGATGGAGTGTGAGTGGGGTATCAATGAGAAGTTTGATGCAGAGGAGAATAAACTAATCCTCTTCCCTTCCTGGTTGCGACACTACTCAGGTCGTCAACTAGAAAACTATGACCGTTGGACTATCTCATTCAATGTATTCCCCTGCGGGAGTGTGAATGTTGGTCCATTTGAAATGCCACAACTGAAAGTTTCTATAGAATGAAGTATTTGAAAACACCACTGCGCTACCCTGGTGGTAAATCAAGGGTAGCAAAGATGTTGCTTGAAAAGTTTCCAAGTGACATCAAAGAATTCCGTGAGCCCTTCGTGGGTGGTGGGAGTGTAGCACTTCTATTCTCACAGAAGTATCCTGACATCCCCGTGTGGGTCAATGACAAGTATGAGTATCTCTACAGTTTCTGGAAGACTCTTCAAGAGCGTGGTGATGAGTTATCAGATACCCTTTACAACATCAAAGTTGAAAACAGTACAGAAGAAAAAGCTAAGGAGTTATTCCTCTCTGCTAAAAGCGAAATATCCAAGGCGGATACTTTTCAGCAAGCTGTGCTTTTTTGGATTCTTAATAAGTGTAGCTATAGCGGGTTGACTGAAAACTCATCCTTCTCTAAGACTGCATCCAAGCAAAACTTTACCACTCGTGGTGCTAATCATCTGAAGAGTATCTCCGAGGTGATTCAGAAATGGCACATCACTAACCTGGACTATAGTGAAGTGATGCAAGAAGACAGCAGTGAGCGTAGCAATGTCTTTGTATTCTTGGATCCTCCTTACAAGATTGGCACTTATCTCTACGGCACCAACGCAGAGATGCACAAGAATTTCAATCACCTTCAGTTTGTGGATGCCTGTAAGGAATGTCCTCACAACTGGTTGGTGACATATAATATCGATGATGAGTTGAAGGAAGCATACAAGGACTTCAACCAAGAGGAGTTTAAGATTACCTATGGCATGAAGCATAGGGCAGACAATAAACTCAAGACCGAATTGCTGGTCACTAACTTCACTGAATCCACCCCTCTGGCATCCCTCTATGAAACAGTATGATATCCCTCTCAAAGATTATCTCAACAGCATCAATCTAAAGCAGGGAGATCTCACAGAAGATCCTGTTGCCATGAAGAAGTATCCAGCATACGTTATCAACAAGTGTATGATGCACCATATTGACACGTTGATGCACGCTAACATGATGAATATGTGCGATCATGCTGATAACGATCTACAATATTCTTATTACCTATATAGTGTGAGAAAGTCAAAACGATTTTCTCCATGGGACAAGAAGATAAAGGACGGTGATCTTGACCTAGTTAAAAAATACTATGGTTACAACACTGAGAAAGCACAAGCGGCGCTAAAGATTCTAACCCAGGACCAACTACAAATCATTGCATCTAAATTGAATACTGGAGGTAAGAAATGAGCGACGAGATCCAATGGTCTCAAGACATGATGCTCGAAGTGACGCTTAAGGAACCTGATGACTTTCTCAAGGTAAGAGAAACCCTCACCCGCATTGGTGTTGCGTCAAGGAAAGAGCGCAAACTGTATCAGTCTTGTCACATTCTCCACAAACGTGGTAAGTATTACGTTGTACACTTCAAGGAGTTGTTTGCGTTGGATGGAAAGCCAACCAACATCACCACGAATGACATCCAACGTAGAAATCGCATTGCAAAATTGTTATCAGACTGGGGTTTGATTGCAATCGCGAGAGAGGAAGAGGTTGCCGACCTGGCACCACTGAATCAAATTAAAGTCTTGTCCTTCAAGGACAAAGGTGAATGGACTCTTGAGTCCAAATACAACATCGGAAAGAAAAAACAACCAGCAGAGGTATAACTTATCATGGCAGACACAAAGCCTGCTGTAGATGAGAAGGAAAATGATGAAGACAAAAGTGAAGTTCTTGGTAATTTAGTGAAAGTTGTCGTCCTTATCTGGTCGGCATCCCTACTCACCTTCAGTTACGTCCGACTTCCTAACGGACAGAAAATCTTAGATTTCGATCCTACCTTCATAGCCTCGGTCTTCAGCGGCTCGTTAGCTGCCTTCGGACTTTCGCCTGCGAAAAATGGTAGTGCTCCAAAGAAAGCCCCGTCTATCGGTAAAAAGGAGGAAGAAAATGCAAAAGGTATTTAATGCCCTAGCAGTCCTATCATTTCTTGGGACTGCATCCATCATCGGTGGTGGAGCATATGTTTATATGCAGAGAGAAGCAATCCAAGCCCGACTAATGGGTAAGGTTGCTGCAGCAGCAACAG